TAACTACCCAGAACGCTTAATTGAACCACTTAGAAGTAGATGTCAAGAATTTGATTTATCTCCTCCATCTAAAAAAATAGTTGCTCAACATATCAGTATTATTTTAGATAAGGAAGAAATCGAATATGAAATTCCTGATTTAGTTACTATTGTAAATAGATTTTATCCTGATTTTAGAAAAATCATTAACAACTGTCAAAAGTATACCATTAACAATACTTTAACACTTGATAAATCAATTAATACAACTGATGACTATAAGGAAAAAGTAGTTACTGAATTAAAAACACCTTCATCTAAATCATTTAACAACATTCGCCAAATAGTAGCAAATTCATATCTAGATGACTTTGGAGATTTATATAGATTTTTGTATGATCAATTAGGAGAATATGCTAAAGGCAGTGAAGGTTTAGTTATTATTACATTAGAAGAATATCTATACCATTCAACATTCCGTTTAGATAAAGAAATCAACTAAATGGCTTGTATAGCTAAAATTTTAGAAATAATTAAATAAATATATAATGGCAAATCAAACAGAACAATTCCAAATGAATGTAGACATTCAACAAACCACTCCTATTGTTTCGGAGGATGGGAATCAAGTATTTCAAGAAGCAGTTATTTTGCGTAAAGCAAGTAAGTTTCTAGTTGGTACTAAAGAAGATGCACTTATTCCTATCGCAGTATTCATTGATGTAAAAACAAATAAAATTGTAACTGAACTGCTTCCTAAAGAGCTACGCGCAGAATATGAAGAATACAACAAAACAGTCTAAACAGTTTACTGTGTTTGATTTCATCAAAGCAATCATTGACACAAAACCTGAATGGAAATCATTTACTCAGGAACAAAAGAAGGTATTTAACGGATTCATGATCAACAAGATACTAAGTATGAATCCCAAATACATTGATGTAATAAACTATGTTCAAGGGTTAGATATTAAAGATGGACAACGACTATATGAGATATATTGTTTTATGATTCCACAATCTAAAAACACCTACTCACCATATATCAAATCTAGTTCTAAAAAATCTAAACCTGAGGTAGTTTCTCATGTAGCAGAATATTTTGAATGCTCTCTCAAAGAAGCAGAAGAATATATTCAACTAACAGATGAGAAATGGTTAGAAAACATCTTGGTTGCTAAAGGTGTAGATGAAAAAGAAACTAAAAAACTAATCAAATGAGTAAACTAATATATACAGGTTATACCCCAGATACTATCGTTCAATCAGTTATTGAAAAATTTATTGAACGAGCTGAATTTGGTGAAAAAAAGTATGGTGTTACTTTAGATCGTAAAGATTTAGAATTGCTAGATTATTTACAACATGCTAAAGAGGAAGCAATGGATTTAACTCTTTATCTAGAAAAAGCAATTCAAATAATTAAAAATAATGGTTAAAATTCCATCCATAGTCAAACAAATTCGAGCATTTAAACCTCCAGAAATTAATTACGCATTTCAAAAAGGTATTTCATACTCACAGCTCTCTATGTATTCTGCCTGTCCTAAAAAATGGGCACTACAATATAGAGATGGATATAAAATATCTGCTCCATCTATCAACATGACTTTTGGTACTGCAATCCATGAAACAGTTCAGAAATATATCAATACAATGTATGAAGAAAGTGGTGTGAAAGCAGACAGTCTAGATCTAGATGAATATTTTGAAGATCGTTTTCGAGAAACATACCTTAAAGAATACAAAACCAACAACAGTGTTCATTTTAGTAATTCTGAGGAAATGCGAGAATTTTTTGACGATGGAATTGCTATTTTAGATTTTTTCAAGAAAAAACGTAGAGGTTATTTTTCAAGTAAAGGATATCATTTAATAGGAATTGAGTTACCTTTAATAATATCTCCTGATAAACGTTTTAATAATGTTTTTTATGTGGGATATATTGATTTGGTTCTATATCATGAACCTACTAATACATTTACTATTTTTGATATTAAAACCTCTACTAGAGGGTGGAGCGACAAAGACAAAAAAGACGAAATCAAACAATTTCAAGTTTTATTTTACAAACTCTATTTTAGCGAACAATTCGGAGTACCTGAAGAGAGCATAGATGTAAAGTTTTTTATTTTACGACGTAAGGTATGGGAGGAAAGTGATTTTCCTCAAAAACGAATCCAAGAATTTATTCCAAACTAAGGAAAAATTAAAATAAAAAAAGCAAGAACAGCATTGGAATCGTTTATAGATAACGTATTTAATTTGGATGGAACGTACAAGACAACAGATCATCCTGCCCAACCTAGCAAGTCAAATTGTATGTACTGTCCGTTTAAAAATAAAAAGGAACTTTGCTCTCAAGCAATCTCTTAGTATATCCGTATATATTTATATACGAATGAAAAATAATGTTATGGCAAAAGAATCCGACACTCAGCTAACTTCAGTGAAAGTAGATAAGGATCTGTTTGATGTCTTTAAAATCGAGTGCGTAAAGCGAAAATTTACTTTAAATAAACTTGTCAATCGAACAA